CTTCTTATTCTTAGATTTAAACTTATAACGATCGCCTTTCTTTTTAACTAGATCGGCAATTCCTTCCATAAGACGACGAGTTTCTTTTTCTACTTTTTTAGACTTTTTAGCCATAATTAATTTCCTCCTATAATATTATTCAAATTAATTGTTAAGAAAGATAAAGTTCATTAGTGGAATTATCTGCAATTAGTTCTTGAACTACTGCTTTGATATTTCCATATGCAGAATTACTATTTGCATGATCAATAAATTTGATTACACGCTTAGTATCATTCTTATATTCTTCTGCTGTCTTTCTTCTTTTAATGTACTGCTTAAGAATATCCTTAAGTCTACGACTCTTAAGATTATCAAGATAAATAAGAGTCTTTTCAATTAAACTATCATGAAGATCTTTCTGATTATCTGTAAATGAATGATTTTTATTAGTAGAACGCTGAAGAATAAATTCACTAAAGAATCCTTCAAGGAAATCTTTCTTACTAATTTCCTTATCTTTATCAATACTAATAACAGCTTTTAGAATTGTATCAACATCAATATCAGATACGACAGCCATATCATACATGCACTGAATTAATCTCTTATACCATTTTCGATTATTCTTAAATAATTTAGCTGTAGGGACAGCAACTGCAAGTTGAAATGCAACTTCATCATCCAATCCCATCTTTTTATAGCGTTTAATCTTTTTCTTAAGAATCTTTTCACAGAATACTGCTAATTCTTCTTTATTAAGAGATTCTGCGATTTCTTTTTCTTCTTCAGAAATTGCATCACTAGAATAATATGCAATTGTATTCATGATCATATTGGGGAGAAAGATCATGTTAGTATATTGATCAGGATTCTTATCATATAATTTAGCAACGCGTTTCATAACATCTGAATTAGAAATAATGTTATCTACGCCTTCTTTAACTTTATTAATCTTTTTACCTTCAGGATTCTCAGCAAGAATCTTAACAGCTTTATTTAAACCTTCAAGAGCAGCTTCGGAATAAGCTTTTTCTAAACGCTTCTTATTATGTTTGCGTTCACTCTTACTCATTCCCTTTCCCTTAATGCGAATATTATTTTTCTTTGCAAATTTTTTTGGACTCATTCGCAAATCTAATACCGATTTTGGTACCTTTAGTTTCTTTTCTTTTGACATAATAATTTACCTCCTAACAAGAATCATTGTGAATTAACACTCAAGTAGAGAATATATCATTTTATTATTATCTATAATTTTCTTTTAAAATTATTTTACTATTAATAAATCCTCCAAACATGTTAATTTTATTTGCATTATAAAACCTAGATTTGGTTATAATAATATAACCACAATTTGAAATAGTATCTGTATCATAAATATTAGGTTTTATAAATTCATTTTCATTATCACGTAAACGAATTCGATGATATTCTTTAATATCATCATAAAATAAATCATATTTATGTTTTATTTCTCCATGGAATCCTCTTATTGTATCATTTTCATAATATAACGGAATATCAGATGGTACATCAGATACAAGTATATTATTTTTTTCAGCATTAACAAGATACCATGAAATATTTTTATTAATGTCAATAACTTTTGTAATTGATATTACATCAGTCCATCCAAATAAATCAGTAATTTTAATATGTCCTTCATCAAAATATATACTTGTAACATTTTTTACAGTTATTGATTTATGATAATATTTTTGATATAAATCATTTACAGTTGTATACCCAGGTTCACCTGTTAAATAATCTAAATATTGTATATGGGTATTTGGATGAATCATTTTATTCTCCTTTCAAATAATATTTTTTATTAGGGGAGAATATTCTCCCCTAATATCATTTTAATGTTTTGATGTGTCTACGTAACACATCAATTGGATCATTACCATTAAGAGCGATTATTGGAATATTATTAGCTTTAGCCTTTTCTACTTTATTAGATGTAAAATCATCTGTAGGTATTACTAAATATTTAGCTTTATTACTCCAACTGTCAGAAGCTTCCCAACCATTAGTAGATAATAATAATTCAACATCTGAATTAGGTCTGCATCCACTAAATATAATTTTTCCATTAGATGTATTATTATTTCCAAATGATTGACTTAATGTTACTTCTTCCATAAGTTTTAATAATTCAATTCTGAATTTAGTATCCTTTAATTGATTTACTAACGCTTCAGCTTTTAAATCTCCAATACCAGGAACTCTAACTAATTTAGCCATTAATAAATCAAAGTTCTTTAGATTAATCATATCTACAAACTCAGATAGTTTAATATGACTAAATATAGTTTGGAATGTTTTAATACTTAATCCTTCAATACCAACTGATCCAAAGAATTCATAATCTTTTAATCTACGTTTAGCTTCAATTTCAGCAATCATCTTTTTGGTTTTTAATTTACCAAATCCTTCGATATCTTGAATATCTAAACTCTTCTTTCTTAGTTTATATAAACTCCTAATACCTTTATCTAATAAACCTTCTTTCCATAATGCCTCTAGAGTATTATATCCAATATTTTGAATTCTAAGATTTTTACAATAATTCAAAATTTTACCAATAATTCTACTAGGACAATTTGGATTAATACATTGGACAATATTGGTATTTAAATTCAATTCTTCATTACATGTAGGACATTTAGTAGTAAATGGTATCTTTCTACCATTCTGTACTCTATAACAATTTTCATCAATTGTTACATATGGGATGATATCATATAATACTTTTACTTCATCACCATAAGATAGATCTAATTCATCAAATCTTTCTTTATTAGATAATGAAATATGATTTACTGTATTACCTTTTAAAATTACATCATTAACTACTAATACAGGTGTAATAATTCCAAACTCACTTACATAGAACTCAACTCCCTTTACTTTAGTATATGCACTTTCTTCAGTAAATTTATATGCAACTTCAAAATTATTAATATCATTATCTCTACCTAATGCTTTTTGAATCTTTGGATTTAGAATAGTAATAACAACGCCATCAGTTCTAAATCGTTTATGATTTCTAGTTACATATTTATTTTTAATAGAAAATTCTTTAATAATATCTCTATCATCTAAAGTACAAATTTGAGTTGGAAATTTTTCAATTAATTCTGGATGAATTTGTTCAATATCTTCTCCATCTCTAATAATTCTTAATGGTACTGGATATAAATAATCAACTTTGAAATCAGGTTCATTAGAATTCAATATTGAAGTAACTACTTGTCTGCTATTTTTATATGATTTATGTCGATAAAGTTCATTAATATGATCTTTATCTTCTTCAGTAATCATTGCTTCAAATTTAATTCCAACACCTTTTTCTCTACCATAAATATCATTAAAGATATTCATAATATGAGATACATCAGATGCTTTATTATTACGAGTATCTCCTCGTGTTAACCATAAAGGTTTTCCATCCGTATACTCCATAATAACACTTGAACCATCCATCTTTGGAGTTAACATAATTTTTTCTTTATTTAGATCAATTCTTTCACCAGTAGCTTGAAAATATTTATTTTCAGTAGATTTAATCCATTCATCTAAATGTTTTCTACTTTTATTAGTTTTCTTTTCTCCTGGCTTTAAATAATATACTTTATCTAAAGTACCTCTAAGAGTACGATAGGTATGTTCTACTTTATTAGCAGAATTGATTTCTACTGATCCAGTTAATCTAGGAATACCCATATCAATTAACATTTCTTGTAAAGTATCATAATTGGAATCACTAATAGGAGAACCCATTCCAGAAGTATATAAAATTTGTAATACTCCTACTATAGCTTGTAATTCAGCTAACTGATTATCTTTTAATGGATCTTTAGTAATATTATCTAAATGCACATAATAATTTATTCGTTTCATTTTATCTTTTTGACAAACTTCATCATATGCATCTTTGATATTCATTCTATCAAATGTTAAATGATTTAACATTTTTTCAAATGTCATTAATATTTCACCTCTTTTTAAATAAATAATTATTAGGGTAGGTATAATACCTACCCTAATAATATACACTTATACTATTTTAACTTTTACTACTTTACTACTTATTACATTTTTCTTGACAACTTTCTCTGGTAAACTACTCATAGTGGATTCAGATAATTTTTCAATTTCAAGAATCTCACTAATTCCATCATCAAAATAAATCATAATCTTATCAAATTTATTTACACCTATTACACTAACAAGTTTGTCACGATCATTTAATGATATTAGTCTAACCATAGAATCATGTTTAGAATCCCTAATTGGTAAATATTCTAAAGAATTTAGTCTAGTTTTAGCTTTAGCAGTGACATAAAGTAAATATTGATTCTCTTCTGGATTTATGGTATAACATCCAATTATTTCATCATCAGGTTGTAATTTGAAACCATTGCCACCTTTTGCATTTGGAGAAGTAATTCTAATTACATTAGGATCGATTCTTTGACCATATCCATCTTTAGTAAATACTAAAATATCTTTAGAAGATTTACTTCTAGTAATTAGACCTCTAACTAATTTATCATTCTTATCTAAAGCAATACAAGGTTTCTTAGATGGTCCCATATCGGAAATTCTAATTTTCTTCAACATACCATTCTTAGAAATTAAAGTACAACACAAATCTGAATCAATATCAACAGGAAGCATTGCAACTATATTTCCATCTAATTTATGTTTCATAAATCTATTAATAGGTACTTCTGAATCAATAGGAATTTCTTTTACTTTAATATATGAATGATATCCATTTTCATCAATAATTACAAATGAAGAATCATTATCTACTTTAACCGCAAATCCATTACTATCAATTGGAATCGGTTCTTCTTCAACATTAGTACACTCTTTACGAAGAATATTACCATCAGAAGATAATTGTAGAATACAAGCACCTTCTGCTTCAGAATGAACTGAAATTTTATATGGAATTACATTAGATTTACGAGGTGTACCAAATCGTTTAATACCATCTCTAAGTTCAGCAATAATCAATTTATCAATACCATTTTCTTCATCTAATGTTTTCTTAACTTCAGCTAATTCTTTTTCTAATTCTTCTTTACGTTTTAAGCATGCTTCATAAGAATCAATACTTAATTCATGCATTCTTAAATTAGATAATACTTTAGCTTGTAATGAATCCATTCTAATTTCACTATCATGATATTTAGCAATTAGATTCTTTTCAATCTCAGTTCTATTTCTACTAGTACGGAAAATTTTAATTGTTTCTTCAAGATTATTTTTATTCATCAAGAAAATTTTAACATCATTTGTACGTTGTTCAGCAAGTAGAGTAGTTCTTTTATGAGATATAACTGTTCTCTTTTGTTCACGTCGATAATCAATCCATGCTAATAGTAATTGTTTAATTGAATAATCAAAATTTTGATAATCATTTACTACAGTAATATTTACTGGATATGATTTTTCTAATCCTCCAACTTCTTTAATTAATTTCTTCATAAATTTGTATGGATTTACATCATCACGAATTACTAATCTTAAATCAACATTAGCACCAGTCATATCATTCATATTAACAAGTTCTGATAATCCGCCACGTTCTTTAATATCAGCAATGCGTTCTCTTATTACATTTACTGGAACTTGATATGGTAAGCTAGTAATAATAATTTGATTATTTTTATCATCGATTTCATAAGTACATCTCATAGAATATACTCCATTACCTCTATCACATAACTTACCAAAATCATTTTCAATAATATCGGCACCAGTAGGACTATCAGGAATTAATATAATATTAGCATTTGGATCTACCATTAACATGATAACAGCTTCAACTACTTCTCTAAAATTATAGCATGGAATATTTGAACTGGCGCCATATCCTATACCAATACATCCATTAAGTAGTACATTAGGATATTTAGCAGGTAGATATAAAGGTTCCATAGTCTCTTCATCAAATGCCAATGTCATATCTACAACTGAATCATTCCAGTCTTCAAAGAAACATGCTTGTGCATAATCAGATAATCTGGCTTTAATATATCTATCAGCACCTGCAGGATCTCCAGCAGGTCCACCAAAATTTCCACTTCCTTCAATTAAAGGTATTGAATTATTCCACCATTGAGTTACTCCAACTAATGCATCATAAACTGAACTTGGACCATGTGGATGTACTCTACCAATAACTTCACCATCTATAGTTGCAACTTTTCTAAAAGTCTTTCCTTTATCTTTTAAATACATGATGTATAAAGTTCTACGTTGAACAGGTTTAAGACCATCTATAAAATCTGGTGTAATACGAGCTAAATTTACATTTGCTCCTCTTATGCAATCATATGATTTTGCTAATTCAGCTATATTTCTATCTATAAATTTTTCATTAAATATCATTAATTATCTTCCTCCTTAATTTAAATAATTTTTATTACCTTTTGTTAATTACTTCATAATGATAATATATAAATTCAATTTATGATTAAATTATATATTATTTTGCAAATATAATAAAAGGAGATGTTTATAATATGAGATCGACTGATCATAATATCAATAATCCATTAAAGACAATAGATATTGATACGTTTAGAACTATTAATAGTTGGAATTCATTTAAATTTATAAGTATTACTCAAGAAGAATATGATCTAATGCAAATTCATGAACCTTATACATTATATCATATTAAAGATAGTAAAGATAATAGATATTACGTTGGAGATATGTTAATTGAAAATGAAATTAAAAAAGTTAAATACCTATTATCAATCGATGATAATAAACTTTATACTATTTATATGAATCAAGTTGATACTTATAATAATTCAGAACTAATTCCAATTTGTTCATATGAAGATCCTCAAGTAGCAATAAATAAACTTTCTGAATTCAATAGAGTAGGATCTCATTTTGATAAACCGTTAATGATTTATAATATTTTGATCAATTATATTGAAAAAATTATTTCTACTCATGAATTTATTATTGGTATACTAGATATATTTGGATATAAAGAAGATCCTAGATTGCAAGATGTAATTCAATTTATAGTTGGCCATAATGAACATAAATGGCAAAAAGAATTTTTACCATTTCTATCAAATGAAATTAGTAGAATGAGAGATTTATATCCTGATTCATTATATCCTTACTATTCAAATTTGTATGATCTTATAGTTAAATATAATTTCTTTACTGATAAGAAATATAATGAAACTGATGTAAATTTAAGTAAAGAAATTGATGAAATAATTAAAATAATGAATGTAAATAAATTTAAATTTTCAGAATATTAGTATAAATTATAAAAATAATTATATATTATATTAATAGGAATGAAGAGAAGGTTTAAACCTTCTCTTCATTCAATTTATTAATTTAAAAGGAGAATGTAAAATGAGTAAATTTAATAAAAATGACAAGGTTAAAATTATTAAAGGTGCTAATGTTGGAATGGAGGCAACGATTTTTAAAGTAGAGAATTCTGATGATTTTCATACTAATGAAGATGTATATCGAATTAAATGTGAAGCATATCCGGATGGTATTATAATGACTGAAAGTAGTCTTGTTTTATTAAGTGAGAGTATGAATGATTCATATTCAGTATTTACTGAAGCTAAAAAAGATAAGAAAGGTGGGGATGAAGGTTCAGCAAAATCTTATGTAACAGATATAATGCTTCATTTATTTAAATTAAAATTTTCAACTGATAAAGATTCTCATAAACATTGGAGAGATGAAATTGAAGAGTTTAGAATAAAATATAAAGAAGCTATTTATAATAAAAATATTGGTAAAAATAATACTAATATTGTCAATGCTATAAATAGAGAATTTGATACTAAATTATTCAAAAATTCCAAGGATCAATATATAAAACTTGCTAATAAACCTGATGGAAAACATTTAATTCCTGGCTTAAAGCATTTACCTAAAGAATGTCCTTGGACACTAGAAGAGGTAATTTTTGGTAATATTAATAAAATTCTTGAATTAATTTAAATTAATTAAGGAGCAATTATGAATATTTCAGATATAATTAAAGAAGCTTTTATGTCTAAATCAATGATTGATTATTTATGTAATAATATTGAAAACATTTCAAATGATCAATTAGTTGATATTATTAATGCATCAACATCTATTTCTCTTCAACGTAAATTAGAATTACTTGAATGGCTTTCTCAGTTTAAAGATATTGATAATAATATTATATTAAGTATCAATGCTTCGTTGGATGCATTATATGATAAAAATACAAATATTATCTTTATACTTGATACATATGTTTGGAATGATGAATTTAAAGATTCTATACTAGATAGCTCTATTCCATTTCTAAATTACGAAAAAGCTATTGAATATATTAAAACGGATTGTAATGATGAAATGTATAAAGATATTCGATTTTGGTATATTCTTGAAAAATGGGAGCGGGATGACAATGGAAATTTAATTGATACATGGTCATATGTATTAATAAATGATAAAGTCATTTTCGCGTATAAACCACAAGATTCTCAATATATAAATATAGATCCTAATAAAATTGGTCTAAATCTATCAATTCCATTTAATAGTGGTGATATCATTGAAGTATCAAGTATGCCATTTAATTCTAAGAAATATGCGTTAATAATTGATATTGGAGATAATGTTGATTGTTGTTCTGTTCAACATGTATATGTTGAAGATAATTTATTAAATATAAATGCTTTGAAACATGGCCATATATTTAATGAAGAATTATATGCATCATCTCCGTTATTTAGTATTGAACGATATAATGGTGAATTAAATAAACATGATAAAGTTTTATTAATTATTAAAGATTATATTATCAATCATCCTGAAATAGATACATGTTCCGATTTATGGCAAGCTTTACATGATATCTCTAATAATATGATTGCATGTATTGATATTACAGAAGAACTTATCGATGAATATGTAAGAGAAGTTTTATTGAAGAAGGATAAATGAAGAATGTATGATGAGGTGGAGAATTCTCCACCTGATCAATTTATTTATTTTAAAAGGAGAATTATAAAATGATTACATTAGATTGCAAATATAATCAAATTAAAGTATTTGCTGATGAAATTGAATTAGGTGCTGAAAATCAACTTAGAGCTATGTGTGAGCAACCTTTTATGAAAGGTAGTAAAATTAGAATTATGCCTGATGTGCATCCTGGTAAAGGATCTGTTGTTGGAACTACTATGACAATTAATGATTATGTAATTCCATATGTTACTGGGTCAGATTCAAGTTGTGGATTACTAACAGTACAATTGAAGGAGAAAAGAATTAATCTTCCTGAACTTGATAGTTTCATTCGTCAAAATATTCCTCATGGTAGAGATGTTCGAGATCGCCCTCATAGAAGTCATGGTAGAATTGATTTATCTGAATTAAAATGTTATAAGAAAATTGATACCAGAAGAGCTAAAGAAAGTTTAGGAACATTAGGAGGGGGAAATCATTTTATTGAAATTGATAAAGATGATGAAGAAAATTTATATTTAGTAATTCATACTGGAAGTAGAAATATGGGTTTAAGAGTTTCGGATTTTTATCAAAATAAAGCATATAATTCTATTGGAGGTAAGAAACAAATTGAAATTCCATATGAATTAGCTCCACTAACTGGTCAAAATATGCAAGATTATTTAGCTGATATGGAATTTATGAATAGATTTGCTACTCTAAATAGAAGAATTATCAAAGAAGTAATTCTAGATGGTATGAAACTTCATGAAGTAGATTCATTTGAAACTATTCATAACTATATCGATGTTGAAAATATGATTCTACGTAAAGGTGCAGTGTCAGCTAAAGCTGGTGAGAGATTAATTATTCCAATGAATATGCACGATGGTAGTTTAATTTGTACTGGTCTTGGTAATGAAGATTGGAATTATTCTGCTCCTCATGGTGCTGGTCGTTTATATAGTAGAAAGGAATCTGAAAATCATTTTACTCTATCAGAATTTAAGAAAGAAATGGAAGGAATCTTTACAACTTCAGTTACACAAGATACTTTAGATGAGTCTCCAATGGTATATAAACCAATGGAAAGTATTCTCAGAAATATTGATGAAACTGTAAAAGTTGAAAAGATTATTCGACCAATTTACAATTTTAAAGCTAGTGAACATGTTAAACGTAAATAGGAGAAAGGAAAATGATCTATCAAATCAGTTCCGGCCAAGGACCTGCCGAGTGCGAGCTTGGCGTGGCTAAGTTCCTTGGCTATCTGCAAAATCACTATGAGATTACCGTGCTGGACTACTCAAGCGGATATCATCCGGATACATACCGCTCGGTGCGCTTCTCTACACCGGACGATCTGAGCGGCTATATCGGTTCTGTCCAATGGGTCTGGCAAAGCAGCTACCGTCCCGGGCACAAGCGCAAAAACTGGTTTCTGGATTTCAGCGAGTGTTCATCCGTTATTCCGGAAACCTTTGACGAAAGGCAGATCACCTTTGAAACCTTTCGCTCCGGCGGCAAAGGCGGCCAGAACGTCAACAAGGTCGAAACCGGAGTACGCGCAATCTATGCCTCGACTGGGCTGAGTTCTGTCTGCACCGAGGAACGCAGTCAATTTCAAAACAAGCAGCGTGCCATCGAAAAGCTGAGAGCCGCGATCAAGCTGGAAAATGAGCAGCGCAAGGCACAGAACACAAATGATACATGGAAACGCCATACACAAATTGTACGTGGTGAAGCTAATAATAAATTTTATGGTATTGATTTTAAAATACAATAATAAATTTATTATTATCATTAACTAAATAATACGATCTTTCTTCCAATAATAGTATAGTATCAAAAAATAAATATATATTATTATAGTAGGAATTAAAAGATAAATATTTAATATTTCTTATAGAAAGGAGGAAGGATCAATTATGCTTATCGAATTCCTAAATCAAGTTACAGTTGATAAAGTTCCATTGGTTGAAAATATTAGATTAAATATTCAACCATTGTCTCATCAACTGCGATTGAAAGCAATCTATCTAAATGGTGAAAATAAAACACCAGTAGATTTTGTTGTATTCAATTGGACACCTAAGCTAGATAAGCTTCAATTGGCCATTTTGATATATGGCAAAGAATTAACCACAGGCACAGAATTTCATTGTAAGTTATCATATGATATATTCCGAAAACATATGAAGCTTAGTGGAAGGATTGCTGGCAAAGATGTTAAAATAACAATTGCTAGCATGAAAGAGTTTCTAGAAATTCCTAGATATATCACAAATCAATTTTATGGAGGTATGTAAAAATGTCTAAGTTCACCAAAGAAAGAATCGCAGAGATCGATACTATGATTAGTAAAACCATTCCCCAGGCTATGACTAAAGGTTGCACTCTGGAAGAGTACCATGAACATCGAGTTACCTTGACTCTTACTGTGATTCAGGCACTCTTTGGCGCGGATTATATTAAGCCTAAGAAAGAAGGGAAGCCCCTCATTGCAAAATTAAAGCATAAGATTGCTGATCGTGAAGACGTTAATACCATCACTCGTATGATTGATGAATTCGTTGGTACAGTTGAAGTTCCTTATCTGAATAGCATTTCAGGAAATACTAATGCTGATGATGATATGGATATTCCTGCTACCACAACTCCGGTTGTTTCTAGACTTCCCAAACTTGATAAGATCAATAGTAAGAGCCTGAGTGAATATCTCTTTGGACCTTCTGGAGTTAGCAAGATTCTTATCAGTGGTCTTGATGTAATTGAACTTGCAGCTGTTGCTGAAAAAGTCAAAAAGATCAATACTCGCAACAATATGATTCTTATTGGTTCTGCTGTACTTATTGGTGTTGGTATCGGTGTTGGCATCAACATGTACAGAAAGTCTAAGAATGATGATATCGATGTCGATAACATTGATGTTGATGATGTCGAAGTTGACGTTGATGACGTTGAAGTTGATGTTGATGATGTACCTGTAGTAAATCTTGATGAATAATATAAAGAAGGGAATCCATAATGGATTCCCTTTCTTTTTTATATGTTTATTAAACTAGATTATAAATTTCTATATATGTTTCAATAAAGGTGGTGAATAATTAGATGGAAAATTATCTAAAACTAGGTATTGGATATGATACTACATTTGAATTAAATGAATTTAATGAACCTAGAATTAGAAGTGAAATTGAATTAATTAAAGATGTAATTCTTTTTATATTATTTGCTAAACCTGGACAATATCCATCACTTCCACATATTGGATTAGATTTACAAGGTATGTTATATTCATTTTATGATGAAATAAATGAAAATGATTTAAAATTTAAAATTAAAGAGCAATGTGAAGCAATGGGAGTATTTTTTAGTGATGGTACAGTACAAATTAAAAAAATTAAATATAGAAGTCAGCCATCATTATTAATTTCTATTTCAGGAACAGAATCATATCCAGATGGATATATGAAAGATCATATTGGTGTATCAAATGAATATTTAATTGGTATTACATACGATGAACTGAATAATATGATCTATAATATTAATAGTGGAGGAGGTTAATAAATGGCTGTAGCTAATAGAGAATATATTGAAAAATTAATTTATGATGTTTATGATCAGCTAGATCCTTCTGGTACTAATACAAATAAAATGAAATCATTATTTCAACCAATGTCAGATAAGGAATTTGAAAAATATATGAAAGAATTTTTATCTAATGATGATGAAAATTTTATTTTGGATATTGTTGAATTTGAGAATGATTTAAAGATGAAAAATTGTGAAAATGCTGCAAAGGTATTAGATATTCCATTAATGGAATATGTATATATGCCACATCTTACAATGGATAAATCTAGAGTAATAGTATCAAAGGAAAAATGTTTAGTATCATATCTTAATGTAAAACGAACACAACAATTCCTTCATAAAAAGAATGGATTAACTGTATCAAATGAAAAAATATCTGCTACTACTGGTCAAGTTGTTAATAAAGATAAGAATGCTAGAGATAGTGATATTGAAGCATCTATGTTAGTATCTTTAGGAGCAGATAAAATTTTACAAGAATTACATGGTCCAAGAGCAGATGACCCAGTTATGAGAAGAGAAATGGATCAATCTATTGCAACTAAAGGATATGTAATGCTAGATGAATTAACTAATCTATCTACTAATAAAGTAACTTTAAATACAATTAATGCATATTTATTATCAATGCATTTAGATTCTGATTTAGTTACTGATACATTAATTCTTCCTAAGACAAGTGCAGAACTATTTGAATAATATTATAATTTATTAATAAAAAGGAGATGTTAAATAATGTTATCTATTCAAGTTTTAGGTTCAGGTTTAATTCCCCGTGGGTATGGTATTGCACCACGTAAAGAATTTTTTAAAGCTGATTTAAATTTAATTACTACTATTCTTAGTACTAACGGTTTAAAGGTTAATATGAAAACTCCTGATGGTAAGATCATTCCTCTAAACAATAGTAATGTGAAGAAAATGTGGGATAAGTATCGTTCTGATAATATTCAATCTGTTAAGAAGAATGTAGAAACTCCTAAATCTCCTGTTGCTCCTGTAGTTGAACCTCCTAAAGCACCTGAAGTTACAAATGTTCCTCCAGTAGTAACTCCTCCAGTAGATCCTGTTAAACCTAATGAATCTAAGGTAGAGGAACCTAAGGTTGAAGTAGTTAAACAAGAGGAGAAGAAAGTTGAAGAAAAGAAGGAAGAGAAAGTAGAAACTCCAGCTTCTGCTCCTATTAAACCTGTTATTAATGATAATAAAGGAAATAATAATCAAAATAATAATAAAAAATAATATAGGGAATATAGGAGTGGGATTAATCCCACTCCTATATTTTTTAATGATATATTTTTTACTAGGACATTAACAAAAATGTATCAAAAGTTATATTTTATATAGGAGGAATGTGATTTATGAATAGTGATGTTTTATATTCATTACCAACAATACGTACTGTAGCTGATTGCGAACGAGAATTTCCTGATGTAATTATTATTTCTCGTTATAATACGTATGAAAAATTTGATGAATTATATTATAAGGTATACTATGCAATTTGTGCTTGTATTGAAATTCCTGATTGTGTTAGTTATAAAATTAAATTTAAATTCTATCCAGAAGATGATTGTATTTATGAATTATCAATGCCAAAATTCTTATTAAATCTCAACTCATGGAGACCATTAATTGAACTTAATAGCATTGCTCATTATTATACTAAACATATTGAGATTCTAGATGAGAGTTTTATTGTTGGTATTATGATGAGTGATAAAGTTAGAATTGGATTAGAATCAAGAGTAGTTCAGATTTTAAATGATTATGGTATTCCGTTTGAAAGAGTTTCTGAATTGTTAAAGACTGTAATTGAAAGATATCAAGAAGCATCAATTGAATTTGCAATTACTGATAAACATTCAATTATGACATTTGAAAGTGTATTTTTAAATGACTATAGAAATTCTACTAAACTCCAAGAACTTAATAATTTAGAAATTTCTCAAAATTTACAGACTGCTGATGTAGAAGAGTTATTAAGACAAAAGACAAATGAATTGATTACAGAATTAGGTAGAACAAAAAATCCGATTTGGTATATATCTAAAGCAGGAAACCATATTAAACCTAAACAAGTTCAAGAGTTATTTATTTCATATGGACAGATTCCTGATGTATCCGGTAATGTTATTCCATATACTATGAAAGGAAATGGGTTTGCTACTGGTTATGTAGATCCTACTACTTATTATATTGCTGCAACCGGTGCTCGTCTATCTGCTATTATGAATAAAGCACATATGGGTGAAGCTGGTTATTTATCTAGAAACTTAATTCTTGCTAGTAGAACTATGACATTATCTAAAACTGTATTTGATTGTGGTACAAAACATTTATTACCTTTATTTGTAAAAGATAGTACATTTCTTCATAGATTGGAAAATAAATGGTATACAGAACACCTAGGTGGATCTTTAAAGTTAATTCACTATGAAGACTGTAAACATTTAATTGGAAAAACTATTTATGTTAGATCCCTAATTACTTGTGCTGGTGGAGATGAAGTATGTCATGTTTGTTATGGAAAGGATAGTCATTTAGTTATGAATATGCCAGGTATGGCTATTTTCAATACTGAAGTATATTCTGAACCTGTATCACAAAATATTCTATCTACTAAACATTTATTATTTACTGCAGCAAATAAAATTGGATTTAGTAATTCATTTGATAAGTATTTTAAATTTAATGCTGGAGATGTTTATTTAAAAGAATTAGATGAATGGGATACTTCTATTCCTACTAATGGATTATCTATTCGAATTGAAGAAGGAAATGTAATTCCGGTTAATAAAAATGATATGATTGATTATAATACATTTGGCAATCATATTGAATCTCCATTCTTTGTATATAATGAAAATACTAAAGAATATGATAAAATTGAAATCATTAATTATGAATCAATGTTTATTGATTCTGAATCAATGAAATCATTTAAACTTATTACTGATAAAAAAGACAATAAAACTTATTATGAAATTCCACTTGATACATTATCTACTGAATTAGAAGGACGATTAATGTCTATTGATATTAAGAATAATGGTTTAACTGATAATTTATATATGATTATGAATCTTCTTAATAAAGATGCTAGCAAGTATGATAATTATAGTCAACTAGCTCAAGATTTCTTTGAAACTTTAATTAATGCTGGTATACGTTGTAGACATGTACAAGCTGAAGTTATTCTTAACAGATTAATTAGAGATGCTAATGATATTTATAAACGTCCCGATTTTACTAAATTTGAAAATCCTGAATATAAAATTTTAACATTGAATCAAGCATTACTTAATACTAAAGCTCCTACTATTGGTATGTCTTATCAAGAATTAAAGAGACAGATTCTTAGTGATGCATTATATGAAGAGAAAGACGGATCTTCTTATCTTGATAGCATGTATGCTAATGAAATTAATACCAATAGACTAAAAGAGCTTATTAAAACTAAAAGAAAAGAGAGGTTAAATTATGGAAAACAATAATCCTTTTAATGATACTATTGATTCATTAAAAAGAACTGCTAAACAAGTAGATGAGTATACTCGTAAAAAAGATGCAGAAGAAAATGAAACTCCTATAAATAATGAAGAGAAAAATACAAATCCTAGTTTTGTATTATATGATGCAATTGCAACTAGTTCTATATCTTTACTAGAAGATAGTGAAGTAGTTAAAACTTTTAAGAAAATTGCTGAAAATGTTGGAGAAGATATTTCTAAAAGTCTAGTAGAATTGATGGCTATTGTAATGACCCAATCAGCTTATCATGCAATTATTTTCTATGATAAACTATTGAAAAAAGAGTTGGATATTCAGTTTAATCATATTGCAGAAAATATGAATATTCTTAAAGCTGATACTGATGGGCATCATGAAGTATTAAAAGTATTTAAGAAACAACTTGGAGATATTCAAAATAAAATTAAATTAGAAAATTTTCAAACTGAAAATAATATTAAAGCAGATCCCAATAATAACTAAAGTTATTATAGTGAGGGGCTATACATGCCCCTCACTATATTTTTTATTTATATATTATACTTATATAGGATATAGCGATTAATTTTAAAGAAAGAGATGAGGTTTATATTATGAAACAAATATCATTTATTAAAAGTTTAATGCAATTTAATAAGAGAGTATTATTTCAAGGAAGTATAAAAAAGAATCATAAATATACATTTGCAGAATTAAAAAATAAATTATTCTTTAATAAAGTATTTATTAGTAATATGCAAGAAATGTTTCAGAAATATGATGTAAAAAGTATTATTCCTGAATATACTGAAGAACTTAGTCAATATATTTCTAATATAAATGATATCATCATTGCAATGTATGATGAAAAGAATTTTATTAAATTTAGTAGAGAAAATAGTTTTGAAAGAAGATTATCTATTGAAGGAACTATTTCAAATCATGTAATTACTAAAATATTTGATAATATTAATTGTATAGATTTTAAATTTATTAATAACTATATATATTATCTGAGTTTATTTGCTAATGGACAAGTGGCAATTTCTTATGTTGATATGAGATCTGCAATATATAAAGAAGTTATTAGTTGCCAAATGGAATATCATAAATTACATTGGAAAACAGATGATTGTATTAGAGATTATATTAGAGATACTAGTCGTGCAATTGATACAATTGCAATTAGAGTTACTACTAGAATCAAAGATAATTCAGTATCTAAAGTAGAATATAGTGGATCTACTGAAGTAATGAGGAACTTAGTTCAAATATTTAGACCTGATACATTAATAGTTTCAAATCCATTTATTTATGTAGATGATATTGAAATTATATTAGATAAATATATTCCTGTTATTCCAATTACAAAACCAAAATTTGATGTATTTAAATTAGAAGATTTATTTGATAAAGATATTCTATTAGAATACCCAAATGATTCTTTTGATGAATATTTACAATTCTTAGATCTTGCATCAAAAAGTAAAAATGTAAAATCTATATATGTAACATTATACCGAATTGGAAAAGATCCAGCAATATTTTATATACTAAGAGATGCTGTACAAAGAGGAATTAAAGTATATGCAAATATTGAATTATGTGCATCAGGTGAATCAATAAATATGATGTGGATGGATGAAATGCGTAAGGCTGGTATAATAATTACAACATATGCAGCTGGCAAATTAAAGGTTCATTGTAAATTAACATTAGTTGAATTTATTAATGGAACTAGATTAGCTCAGATTGGTACTGGAAATTATCATACTAAAACAGCTACCCAATATACAGATTTATCATTAATTACCGGAGATGAAAATATTTGTAAACAAGTAAAGAAAATATTCAATCTATTTAGTGGTAAAAATAATCCTGATGATCTTTATTTTGATAATTCTCTATTAGTAACTAGATATAATGCTAGAGAAGAATTACTTCGTTTAATAGATGAAGAGGGATCTAAGGGTAAAAATGGTCATATTGTAATTAAATGTAATTCATTAGATGATACAGAGTTTAATTTACATTTAGATCATGCTGCTAACAATGGATGTAGAATTGATTTGATTGTTAGAGGAGTATGTACATGGGTACCAAATTATGATCATGGCAATGTAATGATAAAATCTATTGTATGGGATAAACTTGAACATTCTAGAGTATTTTGTTTTGGAAATAATAATCCTATTATTTATATTGGATCATTAGATCTAGTAACTAAGAAAATTGATAAACGAATTGAATCATTGGTATTAATTAAAGATATTGATGTAATGAGACAATTATGTTCATATCTTAATAGGTATATAGTTAATATTAAAGATTCTTGGTTACAAACTAATACTGGAATGTATATAAAGGAGTGATAATATGGATTATCAATATAATCCATCTAAAACAACATATTTGAATCCTAATATTGAATATCTATTTGGTGAAGATATAATTGAATATGATGCTAAAGATGCAGGATTTAATATTATAAAACAATATAAATTACTCCCTGATGATAAAATCAGGGAGTTGTCTATGTTGGGAAAAGGTATTGATCGTCATATTTCTATTGGTAAATTACAAAGAGATGATAAAGAATTCTCTAATAAATTATTAGAAAAATTTGCTGAAGTAAGATCAATATTTATCTCTACTAATAATCTTTCTAATGATAATATTATTAGTGTAAAGAAGGATGCAATTTTTACAATTGGATATTGTAAACGATTAAAATTTGGAACAATTGAATTTAGTGCTAAGAATCACTATACATCATATATTAGATTTCCATATAACAATAATTTGGAGATATATTATTCTAATGATAATATGGATATTAAAGGTATGGGTGATAGTGCAATTAATAGACATCGATTATATATGTATGAATTTATAAGATCTACTATACAAATGATTGAAAATAATAATCCTCAAGTAAAACGATTTATTATGAAATTTATTAATGATTATAAATCTCAAAATTTAGATGAGGAATATTATATTGAGTTCAATAATAAAAGTAGAGACTTAAATCCTATATACAATTATATGAATATTATAGTTCCATTGATACATGTAATTTTAAAGGAGTTGGAGTGATGAGTAATGAAAAACTTTATATAATATATCGTGTATATAATAAAAAAGATAGGCCCGATAATGATGTCGGGCCTATCTTATATGGATGGAGTAATAATAAAAATGTTGTTAAAGCATTTATGAATCAGCGTGATAAAAATAAATATTATGTTGAAAAAATGTCTGATGCAAATATAAATGAAATAATGGAAGGATCTTATAATGATCTTGATGTCAATAATATGATTGATTATATTAAATTAAGATCATCTAAAACTCATGAAGAAATTTGTTTCTTTATGACTTCAAATGAAATGCAAGAGGTAGAGAAACGTATACAAAGATATTTTCGTGATTTATGTTCTATTAGTAATATTATTGGGAATGGAAAATATTTAGAAATGTATATGTATCTTGATAGATATTATATAGATGCATTAGAATTAATAGGATATAGACCTCCAGAAATTTCAGTAATATGTCAATCAGCTGATTATAGAGATGATCCTGGAGATATTGTTGGAATAACAATGTTAATTGAAGATGCATATTCTGGTGTAAATATATCTCCTAGTGAAATATTTGAACATCGAAACAAACTGCCAGGATTATCAACATTATATGATATCTCAAGCAAGATATTATATTCTATAGAAAGTTTCATTAAAGTAATGATAGATGACTTATAAAAGAGGTGATTAAATGGCTAAATACCAAAATGGAGATATTGTAACATATCATTTTATTATTAAATCAATAAATGGTGATAAAATAATTCAAGGTTGGACAGATAATAAGGAAATTGCAAAATTCTATTTTGATTTTCATAAATCAAAATATTTTACAATAAAATCTATTACAGATACAATTGATAATATTTCAAAAATTTTAGAAGAAAATTGGAATGATGAAATTAAGATATTCAATATTATTACAAAAAATCGTACTGGTAAACGTAAAGATGGTGAATATATTAATATTAGTATTCCAGCTACAGAAACAGAAATGATGTTTATTAGGGAAGAATCAATATCATTCATGTCTTCTAGAATAAATTATGGATTAATAAATGAAGCAATTCCATATATGAAAAAGAAATATCAAGATATATTGAAATCAATATTCTTGCCAGATATAATTCTTAAAGTTGTATATTCTCGTAATTCAAAATTTGTTCAATCAATTCAATTTGATGATTTAATGATATTATTTAGATCATTTCCAGAAAATTTTGGAGAATAATAGGAGGCATGATATATGAATGATAATGAATATAAAATTCCATTGGAAAATGTTTTAGAAGATATGTATAATAAATATAGTCCTACACAATTTCAATCAAGAAAATATTATTATGAATATTATGCTACTGATGAAGAACGTGTAGAAATGGATTTAGAAAATCTTATTTCTACTATAGTTAATATAACTATCACAATTGCTATTATTGGTGGAATATTATTTATTTTAAAATAATTTATAACTATTTGAAGAATATCCTCAGAATATATTTATATATTCTATATAAGTAGTAATGAGGAAGGAGGTTTGATAAATAATGCAAAAAGTTTTAAGGAGTCTGATACATGAAAAATTACCAGAAGAATTAAGATTTCAATTGGAATTGTTATCTAGAAAAAGAAATCTTATTAATGATGAAAGAGTTGAAAAAATTCTTCAATTATTTAGAGATTTTAATATAGATAATGTAATTCCACTTGGATTAGGTACAAATCGTTATGCAGTTAAAGTTGATGGTTATGTTATTAAAATTGCTACAGATAATGATGGTAAAATTGATAACTTTAAAGAATTTAAAATGTCAAAACGATTGTATCCATATGTAACTAAAACTTATGAAGTTTCTGAAAATGGAACGATTTTAGTAGCAGAATATGTTTCACCATTCACATCATTTAGTGAGATGATGATGCATGCTAATGAGATTCGTGAAATTTTATCAAAATTATCATCAACATATTTGATTGGTGATGTTGGAATTACTGCTAAAAACTATGCAAACTGGGGACTAAGAACTGGAAATTCACAACCAGTATGTTTAGATTTTGCATATGTATATGAAGTAAGTTCAGAATTATTTGTTTGCCGTAAATGTGGTTCTATGTTAATTCCAGATAATGACTTTAAACGATTACATTGTTCCAATAATACATGTAAAAGTGAAGATGTTGAATTTGAATCTATTAGAGCAAAACTTGGTAATGATCTTCATAAACATGAAATTGGAGATCTTCGTGAAGAAGGATATTATCTAACTGAAAGTAATGTTACTACCGAGCTATCTGAGCAACGTAGTAATTACTTAGTAAATCAAAAAAAGAAAAAAGAAAGTATCAAGGAGGAAGACACAATGAGTAATAACATTGAAAACAACATGGCCATTGCAAGAAGCTTAAATGTTAGAAATCAATTTGATATTCCAACATTTATTGGCACTAGTAAGGTGGTAATTGATGATAAAAAAGAAGAGGTAATTGTTCTTAATGG